CGCCTTCATTATCTGTTGCCTTTAACATTAATCTGTTCTCAGCCTCCGGGAACGTTAAGTCTCTAATAGAAAGAAGTAAGAAGATTCTATCTTCTTCTAAAATATCTTTATAAGACATCATTTTACTTCCAGCCTTAAATTTAACACAAGCCTTAGTAATAGAGTTTAGTTTGTCTTCAATATCGATTAGGTTGTTTTCATCTAAAGTAGAGAAATGTCTAATCTCAGCAACTTGTGCTGAACGAATTTGAATTTTAGAGTCCGCTGGATAAAACTTACCGCTCGACGGAAGTAGTTCAACATTAATATCCATCCAACCTAAGTGAATATCTGAATCTTGAGTATCATTTTTAAATCTATCCATGGTTGCACGGCCTAAACCATTTTGCTTAACCTGATTCATGATATTTTCGTCTTTGCCCTCTACCATATTTTTATATGGGTCTTTGTTATCCTCGTTCATAATTTACTTATTTTTAAGCTTTTTAAGCTTGTCCTTACTAAATGTTTTACTATCTTCAGATCTGGTATCGATCTCATGTCTTATCAAGTCTCTGATAAAGGCACTCATTGAAATAGGCCTGATACCTCGCTCAATTGCATCGTTTAAGATTATTCTATTAAGCGTTGCTACCTCGTCTTCTGATAGAAGAACCTGTAGCTTTTTTGTTAGTTTACTCATATTATGATACTATTATATTATCTTTATAAAGGTTAAAAAAGAGAGTGATTTTTCAATCACTCTCTTAATGTATATAACTTATTCGTTCAGTTAAGCTAATTCTTCTTTGAAGTTATCACATCTCCAAGTAACTTCCATAGTTTGAGGAGCTGCGTCTGAATAGTCGCCACCCTCTAAGAATGGTAGTCCTGAAGAGATAAAACAATCTTCAAGTGTTACAGTTCTAAAAATGTCTCCAGCTCTGTTGAACTGAGTAACTATCATAGTACCTACGTAATCTTTTTTAAGACCCATTTCACCTGTGTTTGGGTTATAGATTAGGTTGTACCACTCTTTTAGAGTTTTGTACGTGTATGCTTCGTTAGCATCGTTCAGGTTAAGAGAGAAAGCAATAGCAACATCTAATGCAGTTGTATCTGGTTGAGATGCAAATGATCTTGTTACGAATTTAAATTTCTGCTCCTGAGTACCAATCTCTTTGTTGATCGCGATACCTGAAATACTGTTAACTTGCTGTAGAAGAAGGTTAGCTCCTTGAACACCTGCTGGTGGTAGGATAGTTACTTCGAATAGTGACTGTTGCACCGGCTCAAAGTTTCTACCTTTTCTACTTGTTTGATCTTGTGAATAATGTGGAAGTGGCATATCTTCTTTAATCTTTTTTTATATATCCGATTAACTGAAGTTACCTGTCGCGATTTCACCAGTGTTTAGAACTGTTGTTCTATGAACAACGATTTCTAGACCTTTAACTGGCTCAACAAAAGTATCTAAGATACCGATGTTAGCGTCAATTACTTCATTCGTATTATTTGTTGTGTCCATTACGTTTTTGAATTCATAAACACCACCATCAGCTTTAACTGATTCCATAAATGAATCCGCTAGAGTTTTGATTTCTAATCTTGTTTGTGGAGTATTAAACTCAAATACGTAATCTTTTAGGATTGCTGCCATACCGTCTTGGATGTAGATCAGTACTTCTCTTACGTGAGCAGAAGAAAGTGCTGATTGTACAGACTGTTGTGCAGTTTTGTTACCTAGAATAGTTAGACCAGCACCTCTTTGGAATACAATAGGGTTGATTCCGAATGGTTCTAGTACATCTCTATCAGCTCTGTCGAATGCATATTCAGCGCCTACAATACCTGATCCAGAGATAACACCTCTTCTTGGACCTGCTACGATAGACCATGGAGTTGAATCCGTGAACTTATCTACAAAGTTGTTTGATACGTAAGCTGCAGAAGGAACAATAATATCTTTATTGTTTTCTCTTGCGATTAACGCAGTGTAGTAGAATGCATAGTTTGCACCATCGTTAATACCTGGTAGAGAGAATAGAGCCGTTGGGTTCTTATCTAAATTACCACCAGTTGCAACATGGTTAACATCAAATGCACCGTTAGCATCTGTGAAAGAAGGGTTAGTTGACTTCTTAAATTCAGAAATAAATGGTGCGTTTAAGATTGCTGAAGCATTTTGTCTTGTATGTGCAAGTGCAGATAATTCTACTTTGTTTAGTAGAGAACCGTTATCATAAGATCCAAAAGTATCTACGATGTATCTAAATTCAATAGCATCTTTATCTACTAATGAATTAGCAAGTCCAGTACCTAGATTAACTGCGTTTAAGCATTCTTGTATAGACTCAGTACCATTAACGTGATCTTCAATAAACGAGCTTGCAATTACAAAAGGAACATAATGTGATTCAGCCTTTTCAAAAGACTTGTAACCTCTATTATCAGTTGCGTCTGCAGCTTCGCCAGATGTGTATACTCTGTATACGTCGTTTAAGCCAATAACCTCTTTAGAGATTCTTGTAACTTTAACCATTCTACCGGGTTCTTGACCTAAGATGTAATCACCTACTTTAAGAGCTAGTGTAGCGTTATCAGCAGTTGGTGCTGTAAATTCTACAAATGCACCAGAAGCTTTAGTGTATGATAAATATGCATCTAAATCAAAGTGTCTTTCACCAACACCTAAGTTGTATGAAAGCATTTCGTAAGAAACACCATCAGAATAAGAGTGACCTACTAGATCTACTGCAGTACCTGATTCGTTTAATACTGCATCTTCTTGAACTGCACAGAATAAACCTGTTTTTCTAGCTTCGTCATTTACCATAGTTTCAACATACATGTTGTTACCTTCCTTATCAGTAAATGATGGGATGATAGAACCTGTATATTTAGCAATTAAAGAAACTTGTCTTAAGTTAGCAAACTCATCTAGTTTAGTTTTGTCTAGACCAGCAGTTGTAAAGTATTCTCCGTAAACTGGATCAGTTGCCATTGCAGCTGCGTTAAAGTTACCTTTAAACACGAATATATCTACCATAAAGTCTGATAGGTAATCGAATGCGTGCATAAATGCAGGAACTTCTCCTTCACCATACCAATCTCTTGCTAGAATTTCGAAAGGCTTAACATCTTGTGCTTGTCTTACGATAACTGTAACGTCATCTTGCTTAATATTAGCAAATCTTAAAACATTACCAGAAGCTGTACCAACAACATCGTTTAATGCTTGATCAGATGGTGACCAGAATTTCTCAGTATTGAAGAATGTATGATACGCTGAATCACCTACAATAGATGTTAGAGCCGCATCTGAACCATCAGATACCATTGCTGCGTAGCTGATTAGATCATTTTCGTCAAACTTAGCAACGTTAAGTGCTAGGATTGGGCCTCTTGTTAGGGCCGCTAGAGCAGATCTGTGGAAGAACATACCCTTTTTTTCAAGGTTTCTATCTATAGAACCGAAAACCTCAATAAATTGTTCAACTGTACTTACTAGAACTGGAGAATTGTATGCACCCTTTTTAGAGTGACCTACCACAAGTCTTAAAGTACCCGCTGGGATATTCGAAGTCTGTGATTTATCGAATTCTAATCTGTAAACACCTGAACTTTTGTACTGTAATAGTTGAGGACTTAATGCCATGATTATAAATTTATTTTTTTAGCTTTATCTATATATCTATCAATGATTTCTCATTATCTTAAATAAGGTCATAAATATCATATTGTAAATCACCATCTCCGTCAGAGTCTTCATACAATATATTTTCCATTTCCTCGTGTAGTTCTTCTTCAATATAATCTAGTGCTTCTTCTACAAAATCAGCGTAATCTGTCGTTGCAAAGAACTCACTTAAAGTTACACATGTCATAATAACATCATCGTTACCATGTTGTCCGCCATATGAGCCATTTCTAAGAGTACCAAACATAGATGCTTCATTGACAGTCATATACTCATCAAACCAAACTCTGTTGTTCTCTACTAGCTTCTTAAGGTTCTGGCACATTACAGCCTTGTTATCTGATTTAACCTTAATCCCTGGTTTAAGAACTCTAGCATCGTGGCGGTGTTTAAACCTTACGATCATATCTTCATCAAAATCATTTCTTCTTGGGAAGATTGTCTGAAGATATTTAATAAGAACCGCGCCATATGTATTGTACTCTAAAATAAGCTTCACATTTTCAGAGTCAAAAACATCAACTGATAGTGTATAAAGAATCTTAGAAAAATCCTCAATAACATGTTCGTTAGACCTAAACATTCCGATTTGCTTAATTTTAAAGAAGTCATACATTGCACCTGGATTATTTACCTTGGCGAGCTCTTTACTATTCATCGGTACTAACTCAAACATGTTAATAACAGAATAGTCCCCACCATTACCTTCAGCAATATCTACAGAGAATGCATAGTATCTACCTTTTTCTTTGGCAAATTCTGGATCAAAGTCTGGATGAAATGACAAATAGTCTTTAACATCGATGTGTATATTATCGAACTCTTCTAGATCATGATATACATAATCCTTAATGTTCTTTCTTATTATCTTAGTTGTCTGTGGACTAAATAGTAGGTTTGACGAACTTACAAACTCATTACCATACTGTCTATTAAAAGCTTCTTCAGATCCTAAGTTACCTAATTCTCTTTCGTACCATGTATCGTCTCTGTCTGGGTGTTGCCACCAGTCGATTCTAGTTGGTTTATAAGCGTTTTCGCCTCTGTCAGCCCCTGCGTAGATTTCGTAGAACTTGTTAAAACCATTCGGAGTTGAAGTAATGTTAATTCTCGATACTTTTGAAGCTGATAGTGTTGGATATACGTTTTCATAAAATGAATCTACAATAGTTGGGTGAACGTGCGCGAACTCATCAAGGTATAAGTTATGAATTGTAAAACCAATACCTGACTTTGCAGTAGTAGATTGTCCTACTAGACGACACCCATTATCTGCTTTAACATTCATTACATCATACTTAAGAATACCAGGTTTCATATAGAACGGTAAATTCTCTAATACGACTTTAGCCTTGTCAATAATCTCTTTAGTAGAATCTGATTTGTTAGCTAAAAGTAATGTTGTTTTATCAAAGTTAAATGTTAAGTACCATGCATTAAAGATAGAAGCTGTTACAGTTTTACCCATCTGCCTAGAAGCTAGAACAACATTAAATCTATTATCTTGAAAATCTCTCAAAAGATCTTTTTGATAATCTCTTAAAGTTACTTGTTGTATACCTTCATCGGTCATTACAACGGCGTATGTCTCTGCGAAGTAAACAATATCACTTGCACATTTTGCAAGTTCCGCTATTTCTGCATCAGTATACTCAAAGACAATATTACCTCTACGAAGGAATTGCTTACCTTCATAAAAAGGCATCGCAACCTTAGGCTTATAACCTTGATCCATCGCTAAGACGAGATCGTTAACGTTTTTAGTAGACCAGACTAGCCTTTCTGTATCAGCGGCTGCTTCAGACTTTGGGATCCACTTATTGTCTCCTGTATAATCTGACATTATTCGTTATCTTCTATTTCGACGTCTTCGATATTGTTATCAACGCCAGCTCTAATCTTCGACATAAGGTCTCTAGTACCT